CATTACCTTCATCCTTGATGGTGGGCCAGCGACCCTTCCAGCCGAGTCCGCTTTCAGTAAAATGGTGTTCGATGGTACGGCGCCCTTTATTTTGAATGGAGCTGATACGGCAACCGCTACACTTAGGCTGAACGCTGCACAGACTGATTGATGGCTGCTACAACTGTACAAGTACAGATGCAGCAGCGTCGTGACACGCTGTCTGGCTGGGCAAGTGCAAACCCAACGCTTTTAAGTGGCGAATTTGGTCTAGAGACAAGTACAAACAAGGTCAAGATCGGTGATGGATCGACGGCCTGGAACTCACTCAGCTACGTTCCGGGTTTTTCGGTTCAGAATTATCCGCTTGAAAATGCAGATATTGCTGATGGGGCAATCACCAGCCTCAAGATTTTGAATGGCACGATTGTAGATACAGACATCAACATAAATGCTTTTATTCAAGTCAGAAAACTAGAGTCAGGCGGCCTCCCGCGTAAGCTGCTGCAAACTGATTCTTCGGGCAATTATGTTGAGTGGACCAACGATATCAACGTACCCGGTACGCTTGATGCTGAAGGTGCCGCGACGTTTGAGAGCACTGTAGAAGTTCAAGATGACTTAACCATCGGAACGCTGATGGTTGGTCCTCAATCGCTTTCGCAGACTACCACCATTCCGGTCAACTCGAATGCCGTAGCTTTTGGACCGAGCTACACTATCAGCACAGGCTTCAGGCTTACCATCTCGACCGGCTCATTCCTAACTATTCTTTGACATGGCTGGCACGATCATCGTTGACACCATTGAGCACTCTGACGCGACTTCAACCGCGACGAACGTTCTGGCAGTGACCAACGCTGCACAAACATTCAGCGCGCAGCAGACGTTTGGTGAACTGAAGGAGACGACATATAGCCTGACCGGCACAGACATCGACCCTGCCAACGGCAGCATTCAGAGCAAAACCGTTTCGGCTGCAACAACGTTCACCGAATCGCTTGAAGCTGGGCAGACTGTTGTGCTGTTGCTGGCTGGTGGCGCGAGTTACACGATCACCTGGCCGACGCTGACATGGGTCACAAGCGCAGGTAATAGCGCGCCAACTTTGACCGCGAATGATGCGTTCGTGTTCTGGAAAGTCAGCACCACGCTTTACGGTGCTTATGTTGGGAGCTACGCCTAATGCTTGGCAAAGCGCTACAGATTGCAGCTGGCGGCAACTCTATCGCTGGATGGCCTGATATCAGCACGGCTACGCATGTTCGTTTTGAGCAGACGACCAACACCGTGAGCAATAAACGAGGAGTTTTTCTGAAGCCTGATGGCACCAAGTTATTTGCTTTGAACTCAAACGATGATTTGATCCAATACAGTCTTTCAACAGCTTGGGATATAAGCAGCTATACAAGCGCCGATCACACTTTCCAGACTGATCAAACCAACAACCCAATCCCGCAGGGATTGTTTTTTAAGGACGATGGCACCGAAATGTATATAAATCAGCGCGGTTCTGGCACAAAAGGCGTCTGCCAGTACAGTCTGACCACTGCATGGGACATTAGCACCGCTTCCTACACAAGAAAATTTGAAACAACGCTAGAAACCAGTCCCTATGCAACAGTGTTTTCGCCTGATGGATTGAATATGTATGTTTTAGGAGGGCAGCAGAAAGTCTTCCGTTACACTCTCACGACAGCCTGGGATATTTCAACGGCGTCGCACACAAGTAGCTCAAGCGCAATCACCATCGGCAGCGAATATCTAACCTACGGCTTGTTTTTGAAGCCTGAGGGTGACAGGATTTTCGTTCTCGGCCAATTCACTGACAAAATCTATCAATGGAATTTATCGACCTTGTATGACAGCACTGGGATCGACTCTACGGCAGATTCTGAATTTAGTGTTGCCACGCAAGAAGGAGACCCTGAATCTATATTCATCTCACCAGACGGCGCTCACCTTTACGTAGGCGGCGCAGATGGTGACGGCATTGACCAGTATTCCCTGGGTTAAACCATGTTTGCAAAAATCACCAACGGCGCTGTTGAGCGCTTCCCTTACACGATCAGCGATCTGCGTCGGGATAACCCGAACGTTTCATTCCCTGCGACTGTGCCGGATGCAGAACTTGCATCGTATGGCGTCGAGCGCGTAACTCCCGCGACTGCTCCCAGCATCAACACGCTGACCCATCGCCTTGAGCGCAGCTGCGAACTGGTTGATGGTGTCTGGACTGAAGTCTGGACCGAAACGCAGCGTGAATCAGCTGTAGCGGAGAAAAACATCCGCGACCAACGCAACCAGCTTTTAGCTGAAACTGACTGGACACAGCTATCTGACTCCAGCGTTGCTTCAACTTGGACGACTTACCGCCAAGAATTGCGCGACGTTCCCGCTCAGGATGGCTTTCCCTACTCCGTCACCTGGCCAACTAAGCCGTCCTAATGGCTGTCAAATCACGAACCGGGCTGGCTCGTATTGAGCACAAGCCCGGAAAACCTAAGAAGACGCACCAGGGCAACGGCCAACACAGTCGTCCCCGTGGAACGCGGAAACTTTCACGCGGGCAGGGCAAGTAATGGTCAAGCGCACCTACGAAAACTGGGTGCGCGTCAAGCAGGCCCTGGAACGTGCGGGTAAAACCGACACGATGTACTACAAGAGGGCCGTGTCAATACTTGCTGGCAAAAAAGATCCTCTGGATTGATATGCCCAGTAGTATTTAAGAGGTTTTTCTCTAACGATGATCAAGCCTCTTTTTTGCGCTGTTAGTGCAGTTCGCCGCGCTGCTGCTCCTGCTCTGGCTGACGGCGTGTATGTGAACCCCGAGTACAACGCTGGCTGGAGCGGTTCTGATTTTGGCGGCGGTGTTCTCGACGCTCACGTTGGGTATGAGACTGGTGCGTTCTACATTCAAGGCGGCCCCAGCGTGCTGATGCCTGACGGTGGCGAAGTTGAAACCGGTTTCTCTGCTAAGACTGGCGTTTCTGCACCTGTGGCTGAGAAGCTTGATGTGTACGGCGAAGTTTCTTTCGCTAAGTACGAGGATCTTGATGCCAATTACGGTCTCAAGGTTGGCGGCAAGTACAAGTTCTGATTAGCCTAAGAAGGCGGAGATAACGCAGCCTCCCGGTGTTCTCACACTCGCCGGGAGGTTTTTTCTTATGGGCGAACCACCAATCATTCCCAGCGTGCGGCTGCCGGAGGCAATGCCTTTACCTCCACGCATGACGCTTCCGGTGCCAAGTGCGGAAATGCCTCGATATCAGCCTTTGGTTTTGCCATCTGCCGAACAAGTTCGCGAGATGCGCGCTGCTCAAGAAGATTCTGAGCAAAGTCAAGCAAAAAAAGAGACGGCAAAGCCACGCCCACAACTACGCCCAGCGTCATTGTCGCTGCCAGCGATAAGCATCCCTGAGGAAATTCCACAAGCCCAAGAGACCACTAAAGTCACGCTACCGGGTACAACTATTCAATTAACAGTGCCAAAAGAAGAGGTACTTACCACGGCTGCAGCAACTGCTGGAGTAGCTGCTCTGGCGTCAGTTGGGGCAACGATGGCGGCTGGTCCGTTGGTTCAACGGTTGACGAAGGTTTTGAAACCGGTGATGAAGACTGCTTTGAAGAAACTGGCAGCAATAAAGGGGGTGCAGTCGATGAACCTTTCTGAGTCAGACGCCAGGCTTCGATGGAGACGACGTGCTCGCAGACGACAAATAAGGGATGGTCAGGTCTGAAGGTGTAACCCTTATCAATCAGCTCGGCACACTTCAGCGCACGCACCAGCTCATAATCCAGCCGCTCTTTTTCAAGTCTGCGGCTAGCCATCTTTTTACACATCTCAGTGATGCTGCCGTCTAGTGGCACCGTCACACCCGCTTGAATGCCCCAGTTATTGCTGCGCTGGTACGAACCGGCAATACTGTCATTACCGAGGTAGAAGGGTGTGACGTTAAAAGTCGCCCCATTGCATGACAAGCCACCCCCAAACTGCTGACGGGAGGAAGAGCCACTCTGGTTGATTTGTACTGACTGATTTGTGTTGTTGCTTGTAGCTGCTGCCTGCGGCTGGGCCGTGCTGTACACGTCGCCTTCTTGTGCGACGGAGCGAGCGCTGACCCCAAAGTCCAGACAGATAACTACTGCGAAAAGACACTTAGCCCAATAGTTGTGGAATCTGTTTGGATTGTACGGGTGGTGTTTATGGTTTCGATCAGACCTGCGGGTCGTGTTGTGATTTCGAGTTGCCAAGGCTGAGTGGCGTCAGTCACGTCAAATGTAGTAGAAGTATCGACAATGTCAGCACTCGGCGTGACATTCGTGCCACTCCAGGTATTGATGGTTGAGCCGTAAACCTCTTGAACCACCGTTTCATTGATGGTCTGGCTCGTAGTCGTTGTTGCGCTGTAACTGCCCTGAGTGAACTGGGGCGTTACGGTTTGAGCGCTGACCGGAGCACCGATGAGCAGAGCTACAACAGCGATCAGGCGTTTCATGTTCCGGGGCCCGTGGTCTCTTTAATTTTAGAGGGATCCTTTTTCTTGTTTTTGATGTTGATCCCCGTGACGGACGCAAGCGTCCCTGTCAAAAGAGAAGCCGGGAAAGTTGGGTCTAACGCCTGCTTAAACATCCCCATGTAATTAGCAGTCAGGATGGCCATGCTCCAGGCCAACACCGCCATTTTGATGAAGTCGCCTAATAAAGAGTGATCCTTTTCATTTTCTTGAGACTCTTCGGGATTTGCCATGATGAATTAGGTTGACGTACTACCCGTGGTTGAAATTTTAGCTGCTGTGGCTGGCGCGTCCATCACCGTTGCAGGTTTGGGCATAACCGGCTTAAACAGACAAGGCCAACAAAGCCGGGAATCGCTAATACGACTAACAACAGCAGTCGATAACCTGACCAACCGCTTCGATGCCTTACACGTTGACATTAAGAGTAAGGATTCAGAAGTATTTGCACGCTTAAGCGATCTAGAACGCTCGATGGCACGTTTAGAGGAGCGCGGCAACCGTGCCTAGACTGTAAATAACTAGGATAAGACTCATGATTCTCATTCTGCGCCCGATCCTATTTGCGTTCATCAAGTCGCCCGCTGTCAAAAAGCTGTTGGTTGACTGTCTCCGCAAGGTAAGCGAAGAGACAACAAACACAGTTGATGACAAGGTCGTGGATTTTGTCGAAGCCAATCTCTTTCCGACTACTAGAGTTGAAAAGTGATCCGGTTAGTGAGCGTTGCTGCGATGGCTTTAGCTCTTCAACCCTTCTTCGAGTTTTTCCGTGGCACGCCACATCAGTTGGCCGCGATTAAAGAACTAGAAGACTCCATGCCAGCCAACCTTCTCCAAGAAGACAGTGCCTGGTTCGAGGCTTGGAAACAGAGCGGTATTACGCAACGCTTAGCCGTTCCATACTTCCATCAACTGGATCACGGCCCTCAGGGCTATCGAATGTGCTTCACAACATCAGCCGCGATGGTTGCAGCATTTTTCGGTGTCGTCAATACGCAGCAAGAGTACAGCCAGGTCCGCGAGCAATACGGCGACACGATCTACGCAAAGCACCACGTACAGGCTTTACGGCAGTTGGGGCTCAACCCCGAATTTCGCTACAACGCTGACGACGCTTTAGTTGAAGCAGAAATCGCATCAGGGCGACCTGTTTTAGTGGGGTGGCTTCATCGCGGTGACTTAAGTCGTGGCGAACCACCCTCATGCAATGAGCGCGGATGTGGCCACTGGAGCGTGATTGTCGGATTCGATCAAGAGTTCTGGTACATGCACGACCCGATGGGGCAAGTCGACATGGAGCGCGGAGGTCATTTCAGTAAACACGGCGGCAAGAACGTGAAAATCCCTCGCGCCAGCTTTAAGCAGCGTTGGCAGCTCGACGGAGAGAAGACCGGCTGGGTCATGCTGGTCAATGAAGAATGAGTGAGTACTACTGGATCTGGTCGTATTTAGCTGCATTTTGGTCAACAGTTGTTGTGCAATGCGCCAAACCAGTGAACTGGGAATACTGCTGGCCGCCACATGAGTGGCTGGCACCTTATGTACAGAACTACATAGACGCCAGAAAGCCATACGAAAAGGAGCGGAAGATACTCCAGCAACTGAATAAAGAGCAAAAGTAAAGTTGGTTACCATATAAAC